AAGAAGGAAGAGAAAATTGAATTCGACCTTGAATACTTTAACAAAATCACAAAAGGTGGTTTACCTAATAAGACTCTCAATATCGCTCTTGCTGGTACGGGTGTCGGAAAGAGTCTCTTTATGTGCCATGTTGCTGCTTCCGTCTTATTGCAAGGCAGGAACGTTCTCTACATCACTCTTGAAATGGCGGAGGAGAGAATTGCTGAGCGAATTGACGCAAACTTACTAAACGTTGCAATTCAAGATATTACAGATCTTCCAAAGCAGATGTTTGAAAGTAAAATTACAAATCTTTCAAAGAAGACACAAGGAACTCTTATAATTAAAGAATATCCTACTGCTTCTGCTCATGCTGGGCACTTTAAGTCACTTCTTAATGAACTTGCACTTAAGAAGTCATTTAGACCTGATATTATCTTTATTGATTATCTTAATATTTGCTCTTCCTCTAGGTATAGGGGAAATAGTAATATCAATTCTTATACTTTCGTCAAAGCAATCGCAGAAGAACTTAGGGGACTTGCAGTTGAATTCAACGTACCAATCGTATCTGCCACCCAAACTACACGTTCTGGTTATGGTAGCTCTGATGTTGAACTTACTGATACTTCTGAATCCTTTGGACTTCCTGCTACTGCCGATCTTATGTTTGCTCTTATTAGCACTGAAGAATTGGAAGGTCTGGGTCAGATTCTAGTTAAACAACTTAAGAATAGGTATAATGATCCTACCATATACAAACGTTTCGTGATTGGCATTGATCGTGCCAAGATGCGTCTTTATGATTGTGAACAATCTGCTCAACAAGATATTCTTGACAATGGGAAAGAAGAAGAGTATGATTATGAAGAAAAAAAACCAAAGAAAACATTTGAAGGATTTAAGTTTTAATTAATATGACAAATTACGAAATATCTGATATTAATCTTGCCGAACTTGGCAAACAACGCATTGAATGGGCAGGAAGAGAAATGCCCGTTCTTAAGCAAATCCAAGAAAGATTTGCTGAAGAAAAACCACTTGAAGGTGTGCGCCTAGTTTCTTGTAATCACGTTACGACAGAAACTGCACATCTTTGTATTGCACTCAAGAATGCTGGTGCAGATTCAATGCTGATTGCTAGCAACCCTCTTTCGACTCAGGATGATGTTGCTGCTGCTCTTGTAAAGTATTGGGATATTCCTGTATTTGCAATTAAAGGTGAAGATAGTGACACTTATATTCGACATATTAATACCGCTCTTGACCATCGTCCCAATATTATTATTGATGATGGATCTGATGTTGTAGCAACTCTGATCAAAGAACGTCCTGAACAGATCTCTGATTTGATTGGAACGACCGAAGAAACCACTACGGGTATTGTTCGTCTTCGTGCTATGATTAATGATGGAGTGCTCAAGCATCCTGCAATCAACGTAAACGATTCTCAGACCAAACACTTCTTCGATAATCGTTACGGAACTGGACAATCAACTCTTGATGGTATTATTCGTGCAACTAATATTCTTCTTGCGGGAAAAACTGTAGTTGTTGCTGGATTTGGTTGGTGTGGTAAAGGTGTTGCTCTTCGTGCTAAAGGTATGGGAGCAAATGTTATCGTCACTGAAATTGACCCAGTAAAAGCAATTGAAGCAACCCTGGAAGGATATAGAGTTCTCCCTATGGCTCATGCAGTCACTGTTGGAGATATTTTTATCACCGTAACTGGTAATAAAAATGTAATCACTTATAATAATATGAAGTGGATGAAGAGTGGGGCGATTGTTTGCAACTCTGGTCACTTTGATAATGAGATTGATGTAAAATCTCTTGAAGAAAATGCAACTGAAATTAAAGAAGTTCGTCCTTTTGTGAAACAATATAAACTTCAACACAATGAAGTTGTAGTGATTGCTGATGGACGACTTGTAAACCTTGGTGCTGCTGAGGGTCACCCTTCCGCTGTGATGGATATGAGTTTTGCAAATCAAGCTCTTGCTGTTGAATACCTTGTTCAGAATCAAGGTAAACTTGCTCCTGGTGTTTATCCAGTTCCTGCTGAAAAGGATGAAGAGATTGCGAAACTCAAACTCTCTGCAATGGGTATTGTAATTGATACTCTTACTGAGGAACAAGAAAAGTATATTAATTCTTGGTGTGAGGGAACTTGATGACCATTACAATAAAAAAAGAAACTCTAGAAAACGGATCTACTAAATTTACTATGTCTGAAAACAAAGTTATTGATACGAATAAGTACATCGAATTTGTTCGTCAAACTACAAGTCCCGCAAGTAGTGATCTAGCAGCACTTCTTGCCCGTATTGCTGAATTGGAAACTTCTACTGACACTGATGTTCCTCGTCTTCTTACTGCTGCTCTTGGTATCAGTGCAGAAGCGGGTGAGTTTACTGAAGTAGTTAAAAAGATTATCCTTCAGGGCAAAACCTATAATGAAGAAAGTGTTTTCCATATGAAGCGTGAACTTGGAGATATCTGTTGGTATCTCGCTCAAGCATGTATGTCTCTTGGCACTTCATTTGATGAAGTACTTCAGATGAACTATGAGAAACTGAGTGCTCGTTATCCTGAGGGTGCTTTTGATGTTTACCGTTCTGAAAACCGTGTGGAGGGAGACCTGTGACTAAAGAAAAACAAGTAGCAATCAAAATGGATGCTCGTACAGCTGCAGCAGTTCGTCAAGTTCTGTTTGACGCACAAAAAGGATACACTTATGATGAAATGAGTGTTCCTCCTCGGGTAGTTGATATTCGTAGTGTGATTCAACAACTTGATGATAATATTGGTGCTGTTCTTGGTGTATGACCCTTCGGGGTCTTTTTTTTTTATAAATAACTAAAAAGTATTTGTAAAAATGGACCCTAAAGAACTACGCGGTTTGATGGAAGCATATTCTGAAGTTTATGCTCCTCAACAGATTGATGAACTCTCCAATCGTAAGTTGCGTGCTTACATTAAAAAATCTGGCAAAAGTCATGCTGAAATAAACAAAAAGTGGGACCAAGGAACTGCAACTGATAAAGAAAAGAGTAAGTCTATTGGACATGAGATTGGTCAACATAGAGCATTTAAAACTCTAGATAAGAGAACAAGAAAAGAAGACCTTGATATCTTTGATGTAGTCCTTGAGTTCCTCCAAGTAGAAGGATACGCAGAAACTCTGGAAGAAGCAGAGTGGATGATGGCAAATGAACTTGATGTTGATGATATTGAAGAAATCTTGGAAGCAGAAGGTTCCTATGGTAAAACTCCAAAGGCATCTGCAGCATATAGCGCCCTAGTTAGAAAGAGAACTAATAAACCCGCATCTGAGTATTCTAAAAAAGGAGAAAAGACTAAAAAAGTGAAGTCTGCTGAGAAGCATATGTGGAGATCTCTTAGAGGTGGACCTCATCATGGAAGAGGTAAAATGACTGCTGATGATAGAACAGAAAGAAGGTCTGAACGTGCCTTCGATTTGGAGACTTCATATGGATCTGGATCAGTAACCAAGAATCCTAAGAAACTTCGTAAGCAAAAAGCAATGGGTGAGCTCGACTGATAAATAACCATGGAAGGTTGCTCTAACCCCTTGACTTTTTAGTTGGGGGGTTTTATACTGTTTGTATTGGGGAATTAGCACAGTTGGTAGTGCGTCTGCTTTGCAAGCAGGAAGTCAGGAGTTCGAGTCTCCTATTCTCCATTCTAAATACTTTAAAGAGTATTTTATCCGATGGCCACCAGTGCTACAGAAACTGCTAAACAGGAAAATGGTTCAAGAGTTTTTTTTGAATCTGTAATTGAAACTGGAAAAGAACCATCGGATGCAGTTATGTTGAAAGTTTATGATGGATATAATGCAGAATGGAAAGAGACATATAGAAAACAAGTAGAAGCACTAAAGAAATTTCTTGGTTCAAATAAAGGATATGAGTATTCTAGAGATTCTGGGATAATGCCATATATTGAAGGTATTGCCAAAAAAGATTGTGGAGTTTCTGTCAAAGATAGATGGAATCCCATGGATATTGTTATGGTTAAAAAAAATATGAAAAAAACTGTTGAGGGGACAATAAGAGAACTTACTAATATTGATGGGATCAGTCAGCAGGCAAATCTTTCTCTTTTGAATACTTATATGAAAGAGGCACTAGAGGATAAAATATTAATTGGAGTTTCTTTGAAGGCGATCTCAAAAAACAAAAAAACTGCCAGTGTGGAATTGGCAAATATGGGGGGAGATAAAACATCAAGAGTTGATATCGATCTCATTCCTGGTTCTTTAAAATGTACTCTCACTTTGGGCAAAAAGGCAAACTTTTTATTTGATACTGGAGAACTTGGATTTGATTTAAAAACAGAATCTGGGGGACAAATACATGGACAATCTAGAAATTTTCAATATTCTCAAGCAAGAAATGTAGTTCAAACTGACTTAACTCCAAAGGGAAAAGATGCTGGAGCAAAACTTGGAAAAGTTTCTAGTGTTGCTATGGATAAGTTTTTTTCAGATCTTGGAATGACAAGACCATCATCTGCAAGTAAACATCCTCATATCCCCCCCGTAGGAAATTGGAAAGACATTGATAAAAAATACTGGATAGATTTGTATAATAAATTAAAAAGTAATTCTATGATTGATTTTGGCGAAGTTGCCGTATATCAAAATGGCAAAAAAATTGGAGATACTTTTGAAGATATTTTGGAAAATGCAATTATATATGAATCAAATACCAGTGATAGAAGTTCGGCTGGAAGATTTTCTTCAAAACTTATAGCAATGGAATGGGCAAATACTTGGGTTGAGATTGGAAAGAAAAAGAAAATGAAAGAATGGTGTAGAGTTTTATACTATGGGGCGAAAAAGGAGTTTGGATCTGCAAATGGTCCATTTTTAAAGATTTACTAAACAAATAAATAAAAGTATATCAAAAAGCAATATGAAGAGTTTTTTCAATTTTCTATCCGAAGCAAAAGAGTCGCAAGCAGCAATGCAGGCGAAAAAACTTGGATATACTGGAGACGGTCATGGTGGATGGTTAGATCGTTCTGGTAAACTTGTTGCGAGAACTGATAAAGGAAAACTTAAGTATATTGATGGTCGCCAACCGAAAGGTGCAGAAGAACCAGCAGCAGGAAGACAACCCGCTGGTGCTGCACCAACTACACAACAACCTCAAGCAGCACAAGTACCTGCACCACAACCTCAAGCAGCGCCAGGACAAGCACCAGAAGAGCAACCTGCGGAGGAACTGCCACCACTTACCATTGTGTTTGGTCGCTTTAATCCACCAACAGTAGGGCATGATAAACTTCTTAAGTCGGCAAAGAGAATATCTGCTGGCGGAGATATTAAAATCTATCCCTCAAGATCTCAAGATCCAAAGAAGAATCCTTTAGACCCTGATAATAAAGTTTCCTTTATGAAAAAAATGTTCCCTGATTTTGAGGAGAACATTATTAATGATAGGGACATGAAAACTATTTTTGATGTATTGATTAATGCAAATGAGGATGGGTATACTAATGTAAATATTGTTGTTGGATCTGATCGTCAAGCAGAATTTGAAAATCTAGCACAGAAATATAATGGAAATCTTTATGATTTTGAACAGATTCGTGTAATTTCTGCTGGTGTAAGAGATGCAGATGCTGAAGGTGTTGAGGGAATGTCTGCATCTAAAATGAGAAAGGCAGTGATGGATGATGATTTTAAATCATTCCGTAGAGGAACTCCAAAGACTCTTGATGATGGAGAAGCTCAAGCACTTTTCACTGCAGTTCGCCAGGGAATGGGTGTTAAGAAGGTAAAGGTTAAAACGGAAAGTTATGCATTATGGGAGATTGCTCCAAAGTATGATATGAAAAATCTTCGTGAGAATTATGTAAGAGGAAAAATTTTTAGAATCGGAGATAAAGTCCAAAACCTAAACACTGGATTGATTGGTGAGGTAATGCGTAGAGGAACTAATCATTTAATTTGCGTAACTGAAGAAGGTTATATGTTCAAGTCTTGGATTAAAGATGTGATGGAGTATACTGAAGTTAAGATGGATAGTATGTATAGAGAACCAGGAAAACCAAATACACTTGCAGGAACAACGGGATATTTAAAGTATGCGGTTAAACAGACACCTGGTTCAACTTTGGGAAAGGAGAATCTTCAGGCAGGAGGTAAGGCATTCTTGAATTTCATAAATAAGTATAGAAAAAGTAAAGTAAGTGCCTAATCAAAATGTCAATTAATCCTCTGAATGAAATTTCCAAAGTTTATTTGGAACAGGTTGCTGAGTCAGCAGTTCCTGGAAAACCAGCAGAAAAACTTGGTGCCGTAACTGCTATTCCAAAATCGGAAAGAGATGCTGCTAGAGAAAGAGCACTTGCAAAAGCAAAAGCAATGAGAGCAAAGAAAGGTATTAAAGAAGAAAAGAAAGCGAAGCGTTGGTGGGACAATGATGGTGACGGAAAAGGTTGGGAAGAGGGAGAAGTTTCTGGTAAGTTCAAGAAAAAGAAAGTAAAAGAAGCACTGGATCCAGTTGGTAAGGAAGATGATGATATTGATAATGATGGTGATTCGGATAAGTCTGATGCATATTTGAAGAATCGTAGAAAAGTTCGCTCAAAAGTAATTGCAAAAGAAGGATATTCTAATTGGAGAGAGGACTTAATTGAGGTTGTCGATAAAATACAACCAAAAAAAGATCATGACCAAAAAATAGTAGAAAAGCAAGTTGATAATAAAATTGATATCAATCCAAAACTTGATCTTGGTGAAGCAGTAGAGAATCTTGGTGGAACTCTTATTGAGATGGTTGAGATCGATGAAGTTGATTATATTGTAGAAAGTGTTTATGATGAACTCCTAGAAGAGGGATATGGAGAAGATGATATTGAGGAAGCACTTGAGTTTGCACTCACTGAAGCAAAAGTAACTTTTGGTCATGATACTGCTACTCCTAAAAAGAAAAGGGGTAATTTAGTTGCAGCAGTTGGAAGACTTGCTAGGCAAAAACTTACAAGTAAAGTTCGTGGCGCTAAAAAAGCAGCTGCTGGGGCAGTTGCAAGAGGAGCAAGAAAAGTTGCTAAAGGTGCATTAGGTGTTGCACGCAAAATGGAAGGTGGTGATAAAAAAACAAGCACTACAGAAAGAAAGCCATCAACATATCGTGGTGCTGGTGTTGGTCAAAAAGAAAGAGTAAGCAGTGGTTCTTATACTCCACCTGCCAAAAAGAAAGCAGAAAAACCTGCTGATCCTTGGAAGGGAAGTTCTACAGTTCCTCAAAAACCAAAACCAAAAGCAAAACCAGAAAAACCTTCTGATCCTTGGGAAGGTAGTGCAACAACTCCAGCAAAACCAAAAGCAAAAGCAACAACTAAAAAAGCAGCTGCGCCAAAAGCAAAAGCAAAAGCACCTGCTGCAACAGCAACAAAGAAAAAAAGAAAGTCAAAATTGGATGATCTCCTTGCAAGTGTAAGAAGCGAGCAAGTTCGAATTGATGAAAAGACTTTAACTGCTGCTGAGAAGAAAAAAAGAGAAGAAATTGCACAGTCTATGAACTTATCTGATTTTGAAAGAAGATATCCTGGTCGTGGTATGGAAGTCAAAATGGCAACCGCCACTAAGATGGCTAAGAAAATTGCTGAGCAGGCAATGGAAATTAACCCAAAATCTTCAAAGACTGGTGGTTCTGAGCAAGAGAACAAGAAAATGCAGCAACAAAAAGATAGAACAAGGCAGCAAGAAGTTCAAATTCTTCAAAGAAAACTTCAAGCATTGAGATCTGCGCCAAAAGGTTCTGATCCCTCTATTACTGCTTGAGTTTCTAAATAGTGCTGGATACTCTATTACGGAGAAAATTATGAGGGACGCTCTAATTAATGTGGTGAAACCACTAATTATTTCAATCGCAACACATCCAGCGGTTAAAAATTTGGTTCTTGAGTTACTTGCAAAATACGTTAAATCGACAGATAATAGTATTGATAATGTTGTTTATGAGCTTGTAAAAGATAAACTCTTTACGCCACAAGCTTGATTAGTTGATCTAACACTCAACGTTTAAAAAAAATATATTGTATAAAGGAGACAAAAACCAACGTCTCCTTTTTTATAAATATTTCTACGAATAAAATTAGTAAAGGTAAAAAGAATGGCACTCTGGGGCATTTCCACAACAACTGAAACTGTAGATAATAATTATGCTATTCCAAAGCATTTATCCGAGAATGATAGAAACAATACTCCTTGGAATTGTTTTGCAGATGTGCGCGGTTGGGTTTATAGAAGATATCATTCATCAGAACAATCTGGACTATCCACTGGATATTATGATGAAGTCTTAGTTCCTGTAACAGGATTAAATACCACAGGACAAGGCGGTGATAGTGGATCAACAGGACTTGGAATTGGATCTCCTGTTGCGGTTTTCTTTGAAGATCCAAATAAGTCTTCAAGAATTAGTGTTGGTGGTGGCGGAACATCTGGAATCACCACAGGAACAACTGCTTATGCTCATCTTGTCTTTAATGAAATTGTATTTGCCGGCGCAGGTGCTACTGTAAACATCAGAACTTTTGATGCAAATAATGCAAATGAATCTGCATCAATTGTAGCTTATGCAACTTCATCATTGTATGGAGCACCACAACAAGCTTGGATTGGTCCTGCTGCAAATCACGGATCTCCTGATGTTTATACAAACTTTAATGGACAAATTACTAATAGAGTAGCATTTGCATTTACTGCTCCTGGAACTGTTCTATCTGCAAACGTTCTGTTCTTGACCACAACGGTTTCTTCAGGAAACACTGCTGGCATAGGTGCAACAGTAATTTATGTTGATTCCACATCTGGAGTTTCTCTTGGTAGTTCTGTAACGGTTAACACCGACAGAGGAATTAGAATTACTAATGCGCCACTTGTTGCTGTAGGATCAACATTTATTGAAATTGGTACAGGAAGCACTGCAAATTATGGACTTGGTGTTGGATCGACAGTAACCTTTAGCACTCGTACAAATCAAACTAAATTAGCAATTGATGTTGCTAGAGGATTTGTTGGTGTTATTACTGATGGATCAAACGGTGTTGGTGTAATTAGTGCATTTAATGCAGATATCACCCGTAACATTGGAGGTGCTGGTGCAGTATCTTCTGGTGTTGGTATTGGCACCACTACACTAACGGTTACTCTATGATATGCTATTTAATGAATTGAATGAGGATAATTTCCTCCTGTTCGCAATTAAACATTATGAAAATCCTCAAGCAGTAACGCGAGAGGATTTTGACAAAGATTTAAACCATTTCAAATATATTAAAAGATTATTGAAACGATATAAAAGTGGTGGACAGTTAAAGACACATCTTTTATTAAATCATTTTATTATTCTTTATAATATATTTGGTGAGGCCACAACTCCAATGCTATTTTTTAAAATAGAAAATGATTTGTGGCCTACAATGAAGAGTTTTATAATATTCTTGGGGAAGTGGCCAGAATATCCAAAAACTGGCATTCATGATATACAGGTCGATCTTTATTGTTTATCCGAACTTTATAAAATCTACAATGGAAAAGAAGAAGATTGATCGCATCATTCAAATAATAAGAGAAAACATGGTAGTTGGTGCTGGCGGATTTACGGGATCTGCAGATCCCAAAGGACCAACTGCTGGATTTGATCCTGTGATGGGACTTCAAAAAAGAAAAGGACCACAAATAAAACTTCCACCAGGTTCCCGTAAAAGGTGGACAAAACAAAAATAATAAATAATTTGAAACTACTTGAGTTGTTTGGTTTTGTAGTGTAATCAACAATAACTCATCGAAGAAATGTTTAATCCAAATACTTCTGCAGACACTAAAATTGCTGTTCTTGAAGAAAGACTTTCTTCGTATGAATTGATGTTGAAAAAAATTGACGAAGCAATTCAGATCATGGGTAAAACAAGTCAAAATATAAGTAAGATGCTTGCTGTTCATGATGAAAGAATAGAACAGTGTGGGAAAACTGATGATATGATTTCTAAAATGATTAATGATTTAAGAAACGAAAATAAAGAACAGCATGAATCAGTATCAGAAAGAATAGGAAAAGTAGAAAATAAACTAGAAGAAGTTGTAAAGTTTCGTTGGATAATCGTTGGAGTTTTTGCTGTTGTTTCTCTTGGTCTCTCTCAATCTCATATGGTTGTAGATCTTCTAACACCGGATTCTTCACAAGTTCAAGTAGAAAATAAATAATATTGAATTTGGCACTTGTTGCCATGAAGATAAAAAAGAAACCGTCCATTTATTCTCTACAAAAAATAACAAATTCTGTTGTAAAATGGACAGGGATAATGACTTCCCTTTGCCTTGACAAAGCACGATAGTCTGGTAGACTACATAAACAGATTAAAATTTGATTATGGATTTTGTTGATGTTAAGTACATCAATTTGATATCTTCTAGATTTCAAAAGTTTAAGAGGGTAAAGAATGATCTTTATAATTTCCGTTGCCCTATTTGTGGAGATTCTCAAAGAAACAAGAATAAGGCAAGGGGATATTTATATCAAGTAAAAAATAATACAAATTATAAATGTCATAATTGCGGAATCAATATGTCATTTAATAATTTTCTAAAACAGATTGATACTGCAACTCATAAGCAATATACTTTTGAAAAGTTTAAGGAGGGGCATACTGGAAAAAACTTTACAGTAGAAGAACCAGTATTTAAATTTGAAGAACCTAAGTTTAAAACAAAATTGGATCTACCAAAGGCATCATTAAATTTTGATGCAAAAAAGTATCTGGAAAGTAGAAAATTAAACCCAGATAACTATTATTACACCGAAAAATTTAAGGAGTGGACAAACTCTCTTCGACAAACATTCGACACTACAGATAAAGATGAACCTAGGATAATAATTCCTTTGTTTTATCAAAATAGTCTAGTCGGATTTCAGGGAAGAGCACTTGGTCCCAGTAAGGTTAAATACATTACTATAATGCTTGACGATGACGCACCAAAAATTTATGGTCTCGATGAAGTCCAAAAAAGTGAAACTGTCTACATCACCGAAGGTCCCTTCGACTCAACTTTCATTCGCAACGCGATTGCTCTTTGTGGAGCTGATGGTGATGTTACTAAGTGGGGTATTGGCGATTGTGTTTGGATATACGATAACGAACCACGTAATACAGAAATCCTATCAAGAATTTCCCGTGTTATCGGAGATGGACAAAAAGTTGTCATCTGGCCTTCAACAATAAATGAAAAAGATATTAATGATATGATTTTATCTGGACTTAATGTTCAGTCTGTGATAGAATCAAATACCTATTCTGGATTAGAAGCAAAACTTAAATTTACTACTTGGAAGAAAATATGAGCAACGGTACAAAAGTTAAAAAGCGTGATGGTCGGATTGAGTCTCTTGACCTGGATAAAATGCATTTGATGGTCGAAGAATCGTGTAGTGGTCTTGCTGGGGTATCTGCAAGTCAAGTTGAGATGACTTCTGGTATTCAGTTTTATGACGGAATTACAACCGGAGAAATTCAAGAGATCCTAATTCGTTCTGCTTCTGATTTGATTGATCTAGACCACCCAAACTATCAATATGTTGCCGCAAGGTTACTTCTATTCTCTGTTCGTAAACAATTGTATGGGAAGATGAAAGAACTTCCCACTCTAGAGCAACACATTTATCAATGTGTTAATCATGAAGTTTACGATAGTGACATCTTCAACAAGTATTCAAAAGAAGAAATTGAGAAAGCTGATAGTTTCATTGACCATGACCGTGACTATCTGTTCACTTATGCGGGTTTACGTCAAGTCGTTGATAAGTACCTCGTGCAAGATAGAAGCGGTGGTGGAGTATATGAAACTCCACAGTTTATGTACATGATGATTGCTCTGACTATCTTTGCAGAGTATCCTAAAGAAACCAGAATGTCATATGTCAGGAGGTACTATGACGCAATCTCAAAACACAAAATCAACATTCCCACACCTATCATGGCAGGAGTGCGAACTCCACTTCGACAATTTGCTAGCTGTGTTCTTGTTGATGTTGATGACACCCTCGATAGCATCTTTAGTTCTGATATGGCTATCGGCAGATATGTTGCACAAAGGGCGGGCATCGGCATCAACGCAGGTCGAATCCGTGGTATCAACAGTAAAATTAGAGGTGGAGAAGTGCAGCATACAGGCGTTGTTCCATTTCTCAAGAAGTTTGAAGCAACTGTCCGATGCTGCACTCAAAATGGCATCAGAGGTGGGAGCGCAACCGTACACTTCCCAATCTGGCACCAAGAAATCCAAGACATTCTAGTTCTTAAGAACAATAAAGGTACGGAAGATAATCGTGTCCGTAAACTGGACTACTCAATTCAAATTAGCAAACTGTTCTATGAAAGATTTATTCAGGACGGTGAGATTACACTTTTCTCTCCGCACGATGTACCTGGACTTTATGATTCTTTCGGAACAGACAAGTTTGACGATTTATATGTTGAATACGAAAACAATTCGTCCATTCCGTCGAAAACTGTTAAGGCACAGGAACTCATTCTTAGTCTCCTCAAAGAACGTGCTGAAACGGGTCGTGTCTACATTATGAACATTGACCATTGCAACTCACACTCTTCATTTAAAGACAAAGTGAATATGAGTAATCTTTGTCAGGAAATTACTTTACCTACTGATCCCATTCAGCATATTGACGGTGAAGGTGAGATTGCTTTGTGCATTCTCTCTGCTATTAATGTTGGCAAAGTTAAGTCTGATGAAGAACTCGAAGATCTTTGTGATCTTTCTGTTCGTGGATTAGACGAGTTGATTGACTATCAAAAATATCCCGTAGAAGCGGCGGAAATCGCCACTAAGGCACGTCGTTCGCTTGGTATAGGGTTTATTGGGTTGGCGCACTATTTGGCAAAATTGGGATATAATTATGAATCGCAAGAAGCTTGGAATGCTGTTCATGGTCTATCTGAATCTTTTCAATATTATCTTCTGAAATCATCAAATCAAATCGCAAAAGAAAAAGGATATTGCGAATACTTTGGTCGTACTAAGTATGCAGATGGCATTCTCCCAATTGATACTTACAAAAAAGATGTAGACGAAATTTCTTCTATTCCATTGCAACATGATTGGGAAGCACTTAGAACATCCATCCTGGCTCACGGTCTCAGGCACTCAACGCTGTCCGCACAGATGCCATCGGAGAGCAGTTCCGTTGTGTCAAACGCAACCAATGGAATTGAACCTCCTCGCGGATACTTGTCCATTAAGAAATCAAAGAAAGGTCCCCTTAAACAGATTGTTCCACAATATCAATCTCTTAAAAATGCGTATACGCTTCTTTGGGATATGCCTAGCAATCGCGGTTATATTAATATTGTTGCTGTGATGCAGAAGTTCTTTGATCAAGCGATTTCTGGAAACTGGTCCTATAATCCAGAAAATTATCCAGACAATGAAGTTCCTGTGTCAGTAATGGCAAATGACTTTTTGACTACATACAAGTACGGGTGGAAAACTTCTTATTACCAAAACACTTACGATATTAAGACTGATGAGGTAGTGGAAGAGAAACCCAATCTTCAAGATTTGATTAGTGAGTTAAGTTCAGTAGAGGAGGGGGAGTGTGAATCCTGTGCAGTTTAAAATTTCTTCAACCGAAGAACCCAAAACAAACATTAAAGGAATGACTGTTTTTAATACTGAAAAGGTGGATGCCAAAAAACAACCGATGTTTTTTGGTCAACCACTTGGAGTTCAGAGATATGATTCATACAAATATCCTATCTTCGATAAACTAACTACTCAACAACTTGGATATTTTTGGAGGCCCGAAGAGGTTTCTCTCCAGAAGGATCGCGGAGACTATCAAACACTTCGTCCCGAACAAAAGCATATCTATACTTCCAATCTGAAGTATCAGATTATGCTTGATAGTGTTCAGGGACGTGGACCTGGTATGGCGTTTATTCCTTATTGCTCATTGCCAGAACTTGAGGCATGTATGGAAGTGTGGGGATTTATGGAGATGATCCATAGTCGTTCATATACATATATCATCAAAAATATCTATTCAGACCCTTCCGAGGTGTTTGATACTATCATCGGGGATCAACGTATTCTGGAACGTGCAAAGAGCGTTACAGAGTCTTATGATGACTTTATCCAATCAGCTCAACTTTATGGAACTTCCGAACAATGGAAGCATAAACTTGAAGAAGTCACATACACAAAGGAATCACTCAATGACGTTAAAAGAAAACTCTATAGAGCAGTCGCAAACGTTAATATTCTTGAAGGTATTCGCTTTTACGTTAGTTTTGCTTGTTCTTTCGCTTTCGGTGAACTTAAGCTTATGGAAGGATCAGCTAAAATTATCTCTCTCATTGCAAGAGACGAAAACCAGCATCTAGCACTTACTCAGAATATTTTGAATAAGTGGAGAGAAGGTGATGATCCTGAAATGCAAAAGATTATGAAAGAAGAGGAAGAATGGACGTATAAGATGTTTGATCGTGCCGTAAACGAAGAAAAGAAATGGGCAGATTATCTGTTTAAAGATGGCAGCATGATTGGACTTAACGACAAACTTCTTCAGCAGTATGTTGAATGGGTGGCAAACCGAAGACTTAAGGCAATTGGTCTTAAACCACAATATGATATTTCGGCAAACAATAATCCACTTCCTTGGACTCAGCACTGGATTTCTTCCAAAGGTCTTCAGGTTGCTCCTCAGGAAACTGAAGTAGAATCCTATGTCGTAGGAGGCATTAGACAGGATGTTACCAAAAATACTTTCTCAGGATTCAAACTATGATGAATGGTGTGAACAGGAAATCCTGAACGCATATACCGAAGCAGCAAAACAGGATGATTTCTTGTTTGGCGATTATGATTATTCTTATATTTGGAATGGTACAGGAAGTAATGATGTTGTATAGATAGGGGAGGTTAATCCTCCTTTTTTTATGCCCAAAAATCAACTCACCAAAGAAGAACTTAAAGTTCGTGTTTTAAAGTTAAAGGATAAACTTCATAAAGAACACATCAGACCCGAAATGGATATGAAAGGGGTTGCTCATAAATATCTGAACGAAGTTCTTGATATAATTGATGAGTACAGATATTGACTATGAAAACCCTTGGAGTTATAATGGAAAGGTGTTTCTATCAGTTGATATTCAAGATTATTTTGGTTTTGTTTATCATATTCACTGCATTACAACTGGTAGGGACTATATTGGTAGAAAATATTTCTGGAGTTTCCGAACACCGAAGGGAAAATCTAGAAAAGTTAAATCGGAGTCTGATTGGAAAAAATACTATGGATCATGCCCAGAACTCAAAGAAGATGTAGACAAATATGGTAGGGAGAATTTTACGCGCACTATTTTATCATTACATAAAACAAAGGGCAAAACTAACTTTGAAGAAACGCGACAACTCTTTGCTCACAACGTCCTCACAGAATCCCTTGACATCGGAGTGCCCAGATACTACAATAGCAACATCCTCAACAGATACTTCCGAAAAGATTATTATGAACGCAACGACTGAAGATATTGTCGCTCACGTAAGGTCTTGGTCTATTGACCGTGCTGCAGATATGAGTATTGATAAAGAGGATGCCCGTGCGATTCTTGCTGAATTTTATGAATGGATTGATCCAGAAGAAGATGAATTGGAGATTGTCTCTTTAGAGCCAGAAGATTGACAAGATCTAAATAATCACTTATAATGTTAAGATTCACAACAATGTGGATCTTTTTTTATTATGAGACTTTGAGTGACAATTAGAGCCGTGGAAGATGCCCACCGAGAGGTGGGTGTACCCCTCTTCTATACGGATGTAGAGTTCAATTAATTTTAATGCTTAACTTCTTTACTGTAGCCGTTCCTCTAGTAGCGATGGTTACAACCAATACGGCAACACTGCCATTCTCTAGTTATAAACTGCAAGGTCCGCCTCCACCAGTGGATGCAAAACCTTACTCCATTATTAAAGAGTTTGAACCAGAGACGACAGCAATCCGCGAGGTTGCAATTCCAAAGCCAAAAGAGAAAAGGCTAATTTGTAAAGGGTGTAATGAACATGAAAACGCTACCCTGGCATATTTCCAGGAACGTGGTATTAAAGACAGAAACGCCCTTGCTACCATCATGGGCAATATTAGGCAAGAATCAACTTTTGTTCCTAACATTTGCGAAGGTGGTAGTAGAACCAGTTGGAGTAACTGCGGACGTGGTTACGGACTGATTCAATGGACATCTGCCGATCGTTATTATGGATTGGGTGATTTCGCTAAGAAGTTTGGTGGTTCTCCATCAGCACTTCCAACGCAACTTCGTTATCTAACGACTGAGGTTCAATGGCAACGAATTGAAGATAGGATGAAAACTCCTGGTAAGTCTATCGATCGTTACATGGACTATGCGTATAGTTGGATTGGTTGGGGGCATCATGGTGCTCGCACTTCGTATGCTCATGATTATGCTTCCAGACTGATCACGGTAGAAGTTTGATACAATAGAATAATAAATGAGGAGGGTAGAAATACCCTCCTTTTTTATAAATATCTAAAAAGTGTTTATAGAAATGCAGTTTCAAGAAGAAATCCTTGATGAGAGGACTTTGATGGTAGGAAAGAAGGTTAGACCTTCTGGAACTATGGATATGCGTGGTTCCGAAGGTGCCGCTAGAAGAGATGTGTCTCGTGCTGGATTTAGAAAGAAAGGTCCCATTCAAGATCCAAAAGTAGAAAAAAGTGGGAAGGATGTGCCTGTTTGGGTAAGAACTCACAAGTCTCCTGGCGACTATGCTGCTCATACTGCAAAGAAGCAGCATAGAGAGGGTGATAAACCGCAGAGTAAAGAATTAAAAAAGCAGTTTGGTAAAACTGGTGCTAAGAAAGATTCTCCAGTTCACGATATTACTGTTGGTTCTCCAAAATCTAAAGTAAAAGATCCCGGACAAAGAGCAAGACAATTTGTTGGTGCCCTTAAAGGTGTTAAAGATGCGGTAAAATCCAAAAAAGGTGTTGCTACTAACACCCCCACTGCTATTGATTCTGCCAAGTCTAAGGGTAAAAAGAGTAGAAGTGGTGAGGAGGGTGCAGAACAAAGAGGTAGAATTTATAGCAAACTAGGTATGGGCGAAAGAAACCCAAAGACTGGTGTTCAGATGGCAAAGTTAAGTGATTCTTTTAATGGAAAAACTTTTGGGGAGTTTATTTTGGAAGCATCTAGGGAAGATGCTGAAAAGAAAAGACTTGCTAAAAGTAATCCTGATGAGTGGCGTGTTAGGAATGTTGGTGGTGGCAATTGGACGACTAAAAGAAAATCTTCAATATCCGGACAAGGAAAAACGAGAGGTGGTAGTACTAAAGATCAAACTGATCCCGAGGTAAAACCTAACGAATATAAAGATAAAGTTTCTAGAATCACGTCAAAAGGTAAAGAAGCACACCACAGAGTTCCTTTAACTAGAGCAAGAGAACTTTTTAAAAATAAAAGTCCAGAAGAACGGCAAGAAATACGAAAAAGACATTCAAAAGTTGGTGTTCACTTTGGAAATAATCCTAAAAATTTAGTAGGTCTTTCTCCAGAACGACATAGAGGCGCTGGAGGAGCTCATAGAGAGTATGATGCTCTAGATAAAGGAATAAAAAAAGCAGGGCAAGAACCAAGTAAAGTGTTTGGTGCTATTAAAAAGTTGAAAAGTAGATAATAAATAAAGAGGAGTGTTGCTACTCCTCTTTTTTTATGTTCAATTTTAACTTCGGTAAGAAGAGACCAGATAAGAAGCAGATAATCCTTATAAGCGTCATACTCAGTGGTATTGTAGCAACCCTCTCCCAATGCACAGGAGCGCCCCAGGGGCGCCTCTGGGACCTTCTAGACGAGGTACAAAGGGTTCTGTTCCCAGGCACCGTAATCAATGATGTGCTGCTTCAGGATCCTGGTGTGGTGGATAGGAGAGTTGAGCGTGATGTTGATAAAGCCATTCGTGAATATGAACGCTTGACAAGGGACTCAGAACCACCTAGAGTACCTTTGCCCAGGTTGATAGAGAAAGCTTTAGATACTTCTAAGTGTTATACTGAAGAGTGTAAAAAACTTGGAGGAGAAATGAGACTCTGTTCACCATGGCTTGACTCCTGTAAAAAAGACTAGTACAATAATCACATGAGCAACAGGGGTCCAAACCTTGTGTAAGACTCGTCCCTCCCATGCCTCTCATAGAAGCACAAACAGGGAGGTCTCTTGGGTAGGTGTCCGAGTGGTTAATGGAGGCGGACTGTAAATCCGCTGGCTCTGCCTACGGGGGTTCAAATCCCTCCCTGCCCACCTTGACAATCAAATCCCGATCTGGTATGATATGGGAGTTGAGAAATCAACTGCGGCACTCCCCTTCGGTAGGTTCAGGAGTGGCGGCGATAGGAACCTGCTTTATGACTCAATAGCTCAGATGGATAGAGCAACTGCCTTCTAAGCAGTCGGTCGTAGGTTCGAGTCCTACTTGAGTCGTTTGACTTTTTAACAAAAAAGTCTTATAAATAAACACACTTAGGTCGAAAACAATGTCTTTCCAAATCACCATCAAACAGATTAGTAATCTCGATTGCCGCGATTGGCATATTGAGGGTACTCCCCTGTTTGCTGAAATGGAAAGACATATGTAAGATGTGATCCATAAAAGCAAAAGACAGGGGAGAGAAACCAAAAGTTTCCTCCCCTTTTTTATTGCCTGTGACACTTCCCTAAGCGACCACCAATCTCCCCCCAGAGTCCAAAAGGTGGTATTCTTAAAGGGTGGTTGAGAGACCACCAGCACATCGACAACTCAATAATTACCACATTATCGGGACATTAACTCAGCGGTAGAGTATTCGGCTTTTAACCGATTAGTCCTCGGTTCGAATCCGAGATGTCCCACCTTGACTCTATAGTGAAGCGGTTATCACGCTACCCTGTCACGGTAGTATCACGGGTTCAAATCCCGTTAGAGTCGTTGCTACGCTGCCGATGGAGTGTCCCTCCTTGGTGGTTGTAGTACGTCATCCTGAATGTTGCCAGTTAGGTAAGGAATGACGTAGCGAGAAACTGGAAGCGGGGAGGAAGTGGAAGCCGTTGATTTTAAATCAACTTAGAGGTGCATTTGCTTCTTCCTCACCAAGTTCCTATCGACTAGCGGTTAGGTCACCACCCTTTCAAGGTGGCAGCACGGGTTCGAATCCCGTTAGGAATACTATGGAAACATAGCTTAGTTGGTAAAGCATTCGACTGATAATCGAAAGACCACTGGTTCAAGTCCAGTTGTTTCCATTGGAAGATTGGCAGAGCGGTTAATGCAGCGGTTTGCTAAACCGTGAGGGTAACACCTCCGTTGGTTCGAATCCAACATCTTCCGTGTGTCGTTAGCCTAGTGGTTAAGGCAGTAGTTTGTGGAACTACCTAGATGAGTTCAATTCTCATACGACACCCCGCCCTTATAGCTCAGTGGTAGAGCAACTCACTAGTAATGAGTAGGTCGTTGGTTCAAATCCGACTGAGGGCTTCTGAGGTCGCCAAGTGGTAAGGCAGCGGGTTTTGGTCCCGCCATTCGTGGGTTCGAATCCTACTCTCAGAATTTGTCCTTTTAGCTCAGTGGAGCAGAGCAGTAGGCTACGAACCTATGTGTCGGGAGTTCGAATCTCTCAAAGGACGCTTGACAGATTCATAAGAATCTGTTACTATATAAAAGTGATAGAGGTTAAGTCACTGTTATACCCTTATGAGGTATATCACACTTAATCCATCAAGTCGATGTGGCGGAATTGGTAGACGCGCTGGGTTTAGGTTCCAGTAGATTAATCTGTGAAGGTTCAAGTCCTTTCATCGACACTTGACAATTAAAACTAAGTAGTTTATAATTGTCTCATAAGCGGAGTTAGTTCAGCGGTAGAACGCTATCCTTCCAAGTTAGATGTCGTCGGTTCGATTCCGATACTCCGCTCTGAACCTTAAGGTTCTTATTCCTCCTTGGCGCAGCGGTAGCGCAAACGACTGTTAATCGTAGGGTCCCTGGTTCGAATCCAGGAGGGGGAGTAGGAAGGACTGGAAATGTTCGGTTCTTCCTTCGAAATCCTAAGTTTTCTTAGGTCGGGGGACTTGATCACCCCCGCTCGTAGGTGCCAAAACCGCTCCTCAGTCCTAGTATTCTGTGTCTGAGTGAATGTCAAGAGTGGGGACATAGGTAAAGTCTCCAACGCCTACCACAACCTCTGGTAGTCTATTGGTAAGGACAGGCAGACAATGCACTTGGAAACTAGGTTCGATTCCTAGACAGAGGTAACGGGAGATTGGCGCAGTGGTAGCGCAGCTGCTTTACACGCAGACGGTCATTGGTTCGAATCCGATATTTCCCACTTGCATAAATACTTGGAAAAAGAGTATAATGGAAACACTATATAAATTACTTTCTGATACTCAAGCAAGTCTTTTCGTACTTTTCCAAAAGACTTGGCTGTATCATTGGAATGTAGTTGGTGAAGATTTTTATGAGTATCATAAATTGTTTGGTAAGCATTATGAAAAAATGTCCGATCAAATAGATCGTCTTACTGAACATATGAGATACTTGAATATTAAGCCAGTTCCTACACTTTCAAGAATTACAGAAGTTTCTCATATTGATGAAGCAAATAGTGGACTAGATATTATGGGTATGGTAAACGATCTTTTGGAAGGTCATAAAAAAATTATAGAACTTTTAAACCAAATTGCTGAAGAAGCAGAAAATCAAAAGTCAAGAGGAACTACAAATCTTGTTGA